CCCGTCAGATCTATATTAGCTCAAGTGATGCGGTTTTGTACCTAAAGGCCCGTGAGTTTGTCATGGGCCATGAGCAAAACAAAAAGGGTCAAACCACAAAGTATGGGCGCGTTACCAACACTGGCGAGCGCGTTTTGATTACTAGTAGCGACGGCACTATCGGTTATGTTGACGCAAAAAACCGTTACAGCCTGCCCGAAGAGGTTGACGTAGAAAAAGAGCAAAACCCATTACTGGCTTTAATCCCGTTTTTTAATGGCGGCAAAACCGCACCCGCAATCAATGAGGAAGTTTAATTATGTCATTCTGGAATCTTAACGACGGATCATCAGTAGAAAACAACGGCGCGTATGAACTGGGCGGCGGTGACATTGAGCCAATCCCAGGCAACACAGGATGTATTGCAGCCATAGAGGAAGCTAAATGGGACGAATACAACGAAGACCGATTTATCAGCCTTAAATGGCGCGTAATGAAGCCTGACGAATTCGCCAAGCGCGTGATCTTTCAAAAGGTAAAAGTCTTTGGCACCAGTCGCGACAAAGACCCGCAGGCAACCGCAGACAAAGCTAAGCGCATGCTGGCCGCAGTTGATCAGAACGCTGGCGGTAAGCTCATGAAAGTGCAAGGTGAGCCAAGCGACACAGATCTTATGACCGCTCTTGTGGGCAAGGTTATGGCTATCAAGGTTCAGATCTGGGAGCTGGACAAAGACGACAACGGTCAAGTCATCCCGAAAGATGAACGCAAGCGCGGGAACTGGGTCAGTGCTGTGTCGCCTGCCAAGGGTGCTGCGGCCAAGGCAGCTAAAGAAGCGCCGAAAGCTAAAGAGCCTGAGCCGGAAGAAGTTGACGACATCGACGACGACGTACCTTTCTGATATAAATCAATAACTTAGGGGCGCTTGCGCCCCGACACTACCCAATGAGGAATAGCAAAATGGAACAGCGATCCGAAGAATGGTTTAAAGCCCGCAAAGGAAAATTGACAGGCTCAAACATTGGCGCAGCTTTGGGCGTCAATCCATGGAGGACGCCAGAAGATTTAATCCGCCAGATGGTGCGCGAGTATCACGGCGCAGAATCTGAGTTTGCCGGAAACATAGCGACGGACTACGGAACATTACATGAGCCGCTTGCGACATTGGACTATATGGGCGATACCGGCAACATGGTTGATGATACCGGGTTTCACGTTCACCCCAGCCACGATTGGCTAGGCGCAAGCCCTGACGGGCTTGTTGATGATGACGGCGTTGTTGAAATTAAATGCCCGTTTGGGCAGCGCAATAAAAACCCGCCAGAATTTAAGACCTGCGCAGAGCAGCCGCACTACTTTGCCCAGGTTCAAATGGAAATGGCCTGCACAGGTCGCCAGTGGTGCGACTTTTACCAGTGGGCAAAACACGGCGATAGCCTAGAGCGTATTGAATATGACCCAAAATGGTTTACTGACAACTTGCCGGTTTTACTGGAATTTTATGATCGTTACGTAATCGCACTGGAAAACCCTGAACACCTCGAAGACAAGCACAAAGAAATTAACACAGTCACGGCGCAAAGTTTGTTGGATGAATACGACCAATTAAGCGCAACGATTGACGACTCAACAGCGCGCAAAAAAGAAGTTCTTTCTGAAATCGTAAAGATCTGCAAAGAAAGAAACTCTTTAGTTTGCGGAAGAAAGCTAACGTTGGTTGAGCGCAAAGGATCCATTGCTTACGCGAAAGTGGTTAAAGAACACCTGAAAGACTTAGATTTAAAGCCGTACACCGGGAAGCCTAGCGAGTATTGGAGGTTGTCGTGAAAAAAGCCATACAAACAGAGTGGAAAGGTTATAAATTCAGAAGCCGCCTAGAAGCGCGATGGGCGGTATATTTTGAAGCAGTTGGCTTGGAGTGGGAGTATGAGCCGGAAGGGTTTGTACTAAAAGACGGAAGCTGGTATCTGCCAGACTTTTATTTACCAACGATAGAGGCATGGGTAGAGATAAAGCCAAAAAATGGCAGTAGGGCTGATGTTTTTGAAAAGCTAAAACTTATGATAGAAAGTGGAGTTTCAGGAAAACACAAAGCATGGGGTTTTTTTGGAGACCCTGTTGATCACCACTGGATGCTCCCAGTTTTTTCAACTAGAAAAAGTAAGGGCAATTGGGTTGAGGAATGGGGGGAGATGACCGCATTTTCAGTTGAAAAAATAGACGGAAGGCTATCAGAGTTTTCAACGTTTTCCTTGTCTACTTATGATCTTATTAAAAAAAATGGACACTTAGTTGAAGGTTCAAAACCACATGATTTGATTCCAGATTATAAGTTCAAAGTTATAGCGAGATCAGCAAGGTTTGAGCATGGCGATACTCCTGAATAGTGATAAACTAACCCAGCGCGGCTAGCCCGGCCAGGTGAAAAGCAGCTAGTCACTGCCTGCCGCGCCCTTTTTAGACTCCCTTGGACTGAGGTGCCAAAGTGAAATTACGCCCCTATCAACAAGCCGCCGTAGACGCCGCAACGCAGTGGATGAAGAAGTGCATCATGCCTGGCCTTTTAGAATTAGCCACTGGCTCGGGCAAGTCATATATTTGCGCAGCCATAGCCGACTGGGTACACCAGACAAGCGGCAAGCGAGTACTGTGCCTACAACCATCTAGGGAACTTTGCGAACAGAACCACGAAAAATATCTGCTTACCGGCAATCAGGCCAGCATATTCAGCGCTGCCGCTGGATCAAAATGCATGCGCTACCCCGTTGTTTATGCCACGCCTGGCACTGTAAAAAACAGCTTAAGCCGGTTTGGTGATCAGTTTGGCGCGGTGATCTTAGACGAAGCACACACCAACACGCCTACCATTCGTTTTATTATTGAGCAGATGCGCAAAGCAAACAAAAATTTGCGCGTTATCGGAATGACTGGAACGCCATACCGTACAACAACCGGCTACATTTACCAGTATGAGCCGGACGGATCTTTTGTCCCAGAAGTAGAAGCCAAAGAGCCTTATTTTAATACCCTGATTTACAGCATTCAAACACGAACTCTGTTGGATCAAGGTTTTTTGACGCCAGCACACGCAGATCCAGACCTTGCCGCAAGTTATGACGCTTCTGGATTGCAGACAAACAGCCGTGGCCAGTTCGACGCCAGAGAAATAGAGCAAGTCTTCGAGGGGCGCGGGCGGTTGACCGCTGAAATAATAGCGGACGTTGTGCGCCATTCAACAGGCAGGAGCGGCGTTATGATCTTTGCCGCTACGGTTGCCCACGCTAAAGAGTGTATGGAGTCATTGCCTCCTGAAAACAGCCGCATGCTTGGCGGTGACGTGAACATGAACAAGGCAGACCGGGAGCGCTTGGTTAGTGACTTCAAAGCGGATATTTTCAAGTACGTTGTGAGCGTCGGCACCTTGACGACTGGCTTTGATGCTACCCATGTGTCAGTTATTGCCGTGCTTCGCGCCACTGAGTCGCCAGGCATGCTGCAACAGATAATAGGCCGGGGACTGAGGCTAGACGACCGCAAAGAGGATTGCTTGGTTCTGGACTATGCCGACAACATAGACCGGCACGGGCTGCATACGGATCTGTTTTCGCCAGATATAAAGGTGAAGGGCAAGGACGGAGAGGGCGCTACCCTAGAGGCTGAGTGCCCGGAGTGCTATTACCAGAATGACTTTTCAGCCCGCCCAAACCTTGACGGATTCAGGATTGACGAAAACGGGTATTTTCTCGACCTAACCGGAAAGCGGATAGAAACAGATCATGGCCCTATGCCCGCCCATTTCGGGAGGCGATGCATGGGGCAGGTTAAGTCACTGACAGAGCGCGGTGTGTACGAGCGCTGTGATTACCGATGGACGTGCAAGGAATGCCCTAAGTGTGACGAGCCGAACGACATAGCGGCAAGGCTCTGTTCATCGTGCAAATGTGAAATTGTAGACCCGAATGACCGTCTAAGGCGCGACTTTCACAAGATCAAGAAAGACCCGTTTTCTGTAAGCACGGACGCCGTTCTTGAATGGGATGCGCAAAAAAGCGTAAGCGCTGCCGGGAATGAAACCCTGCTGTGTCACTATAAAACCGAATACCGAAAGTTTAAGGTTTGGTATATGCAAGATAGCAGAGCGAAGACAGCGGTTGAGGGATGGGAGAGTTTAAACAAAGCGGTCTATAAGGGGCATATCGCTCCTGATATAGATACCTTTTTAAAGCACATAAACAAGGGTTCACCGCCGAGAACGGTCACTTATTATCGAGACAAGAAAAGCGACTTCACCAGAGTAGTTGCCCACAACCTACCACCAGACAGGGTGCCAGGATGAAGTTTCCTGAATGGCTTAAAGTGTACGGCGATCAGTCTTTTCGCGGGGACTGCCCACAAGAAAGCGCCGAGCAAATCACTTTCTTCAG